GGTTGACCTATCACTCGAAAATTAGATTGAACTGTAGTATGATTAGTTATAACTTCAAATATGCCATGAAAAGGAGGGCAGTATGGAAAGGCCGACAGTCGATGAAGTGCGCAGGGCTTTGCGCTATGAGCCGGATACGGGGAAGCTATTCTGGCGCTGGAGGGATGACATCGCCAACCACGTCAACCGCAGGTTTGCCGGGAAGGAGGCGTTCACAGCCGTCTCGGGCGGATACCGGATTGGTGGCTTTAAGGGGAAAGTCTACACGGCACAGACGATGGTGTGGGTGATCCAGAACGGTGAATGGCCCGCTGGCAAAATTTGGCGATCCAGCGACGACAAATCCGACAACCGCGTCGAGAACTTGAGGGATAGTGTTCGTGGCGGTGGCAGAAAAGTTGGAAGCATGTCCAGTAAGCAAAAGAACAACAAATCTGGCTATGTGGGGGTATGCTTTATCGAAACGTTAGGGAAGTGGACTGCCTACGTATCAAAGGGCGGCAAGCAGATCAGACTGGGGTATTTCGACCAGATCGAAGACGCCATCGCCGCCCGGAAGGCAGCCGAATAGCAAGAGGCCCCCTCGCGGGGGCCTTTCTGTTTCACTTGACGCCTTTGGCCTTGATGCGGATCGTCTCGACCAAGATCGGCTTCTTGCAGGCTTCGATCTGCTCTTCGGTCAGGAGCGCCTGCAGCAGCTTGGTGTCGACACGGCGCTGCTCAGACAGGCTCAGGACGAGGTCACAGGTGACCCCGACGTGGAGTTCCTGACCCGAGGCCTTGATCTGGGCCTTGAGCGCGTCCAGCGCCGCGATGGCGGTGTCTGCGGCATGCTTGGCGGCAGCATACTGGTCGGCGAGGGTGATGGTGACGTTGAAGGACATGGTGGTCTCCGTGGTTGGTGGTTGGTTAGTAGGGGATGTATACGAGAGTGAAAAGTACGATGCAACAGAAAACTTGTGTGAAAAACCACATTGACACCATTCGTACGATGTGGGAGAAGACCTAACCAACCAAGGAGACTGACATGATGAACTTCGAAGACTGGGCAGGACTGCAAAACGGCCAGATCGCCACCATCTACAGGGAGGAAGCCTCGCTTACCTACAAGAGCGGCCTGTTCATCATGGTCGGCCCGAGCGGCATCCACACGCTGCACGGCGACACCACCGACCTTGACCGCCTGAACGCCCACTGGGCCGGGTTCTGCGCCGACAAGAGGAACAAGTTCAAATGAGCGAGAAGCGTAGCAAGCAGCAGCGGTTCTGGGTTCTGTTTGTGGTGACGGGGGAGAGGTTCCCCATCCGCTACATGAAGACCTCGGATCAATACGAGGTCGATCTTCCGGCTGGTGTCTATGGCGGGGAATACCTCGAAGACTTGAAGCGGGAACTGAAAGCTGATTTTGAAGGTGTGAGGATCACGAAATGAACCAAATCCCGATCATCGACGCGGTGCGCAGGGCGGCAGAGAATGCCGAGACCCGCGTTCAGATCACCAAGATGACGATCCTGTCAGACGGCACCGTGCGTGCGACTGGCATGATCACTCGCCGCTCGACCATGTTCAACCGGACGTGGATCATCAACCGCGACACGTTCGCCGTACTGGAGGTTTGATATGTCTGAAGAATTTGACCCGTGGATCGTCTGGGGCAAAAAAGAACGCCCTGCTGGGTTGAGCGATGATTGGCGCATTCAGGTGGTGTTTATCAACAGATACGGCGAAATAGAGCAAGAGAACAATGACCGCAGTGTCAAGGCTCATAGCTGGGAGGGATACGGCAACAAGTCTGTCACCCTCGCATACCGGGTGAAGCGCAAAAAGACGACGCATGTGCTGTACGGTACCATTGGCATGCCGTTCATACCTATCGAATGTATCAAGGACACCCACAAGATCACCTACACGGTGGAATACTACGGGGAGGTGATTTCGTGCAAGATGGAGAAGCTTTAGAGGCTTCGATTGAAGAACTGCGTCTGGAGAGGTCAAAGCAGACCGGGTCGGAGGCTCGGGAGACTGATCGCAAGATCGCCACGCTGGTCAAGGCGTGGCGGGGGATCGGCGGTAAACTGAAACTGGTGGGAGGAACTGATGCCTGAGGAACTGAAGAAAATGGACCGGGAGGAGAAGCGCCTGTGGCTGGCTGGGATGGCCATGCAGGGGCTGCTGGCGGGTGGTGCCATGCTGGACGTGGCTGACCGCGCTGCGGCCCTCGCCGACCGCCTGATGGAGGCTCTGGGGCAATGATTGAGGCACTTCAATGACAAGCACCTGATGGCGCTGCTGCGGGGCGGCTGGAGGCGCTGTGGCAAGGCCTTCCGGCACCCCCGCATGGTGATGGCAATCCGGGCCGAGGCCGAACGCAGGGCTCTGGTGTGAAGTACGACGCAAAGATGATCATCCGGTCGGAAGTATTTGTGCGGAAGGGAATTGCTAGTGCCATACAAATGAACCTGCCACCCATTGTCGACAACAGACTGGTACGTCGCATCAAGGAAAAACTTTTAAAGGAGAAAAAGAAATGAGCGTGACGATGAAACTGGACGCCCCGGCGGTGCGCAAGCTGATTGCGGACGACGAGGCCTTCACCTTGGAACTTCAGTCAGCCGTTCTGCAGGAGATCGTGCGCGGGATGTTCGACAAGTCTATCCCGGCAACGATGCGCGACGTGATCGACAGCGCCTTCAAGGACCATCAGGAAACCCTCAAGGAGGTGATCGCCAGCGACGTGGAGTTCCGGGCGCAACTGGACAGCGCTTTGTCGGGACTGGTGCAGTCGATCCGCAACAGTACCGTGGGATACGGGATGCAGCGGGTTCTGGACGAGGAAGCCAAGCGCATGATCGACCAGCACGTCAATCAGAAGATCACAGAGGCGGTCGACAGGCACAAGGAGACGCTTTCCGACAAAGTCGATGCCCTGATCCTCCGGTTGGAGCAGCGGTTTGAGAAAGAGATCGAAGCGAATCTTTCCCGGATGGATGAAAACTACCATCAGATCGCCTATCAGGAAATCATGAAGAAATTTGTGGCTTTCTCCACAAAATAACAGTTGCATCGTACGGTGCTTCCTGTAGAAGGGAGGCACCAACCAACCACGGAGACTGAGATGAAAGCAATCGAAACCAAAACCAAAGCCACCAAGGATAACTGGGGATTCGACGGCGTGGCAACCTACGAGCTTCTGTACCCGTGGAACCAGAATGGCGTTTCCGAGGTCCGCATGAGCGATACGAGCGCGGGACACGGCTGGCAGGGCATTATGACTAAGTCAAAATGGGATGCTCTGTGATGACCAATTATCAAGCACCCACCGAGACGTACGTCGGACTGCAGGCCGCGTTCGACCACTTCAACGAGCGCCTGTTCGAAAAGCGCCTGCCCCCGGTCATGTTCACGCTGACCCGCAAGAAGGGGGCGCGGGGATACTTCTGGGCCGAGCAGTTCAATCACCGCGACGGCGACCTGACCGTCCACGAGATCAGCTTGAACCCGGAGAGCATGGACCGCAGCATTGAGGCCGTACTGTCGACGCTGGTACATGAGATGACGCACCTTGAGCAGCAGGAATACGGCACACCCGGCAAGGGTGGCTTCCACAACAAGGCGTGGGCCGACCTGATGCTGCGCGTCGGCCTGACACCCACCGACACCGGGGCCGAGGGTGGCAAGATGACCGGGCGCAAGGTCACGCACATGATCGACGAGGGTGGCCCGTTCGAGTGCGCCATGACAGAACTGATGCCGTTCGATCTGCCCTACTTCACCAAGCCGAAGGCACCGGGCGAGAAGAAGAAAGACCTGTCCAAGGTCAAGCACACTTGCCCCGGTTGCGAGGCCAAGGCGTGGGCGAAGCAGGGGTCTCGGCTGATTTGCGGAGACTGCGATCAGGAACTGGTTGGGGAGGAGGTGTGATGCCTGCTGACCTGATTACCTTCATGCGATGGATAGGGCTGCTGGAGGTGGCATCCCCGGCACCCCGTCGCGAGATGGGCAAGGGCGTCTGGTTCAAGGGTGATGACTGTCCGTTCTGAACGCGCTATGATGGAACCCTATTCATGAAAGGGGTTCAATCACATGCCTGCAGGCCGTCCACCCATGTTGTACAGCGAAGAGATCGGTGAAGCGATCTGCGAGGAACTTGCCAACGGCAAGAGCCTCATTCGCGTTTTGAAGGAAAATGACGCTTTTCCCAGTTACGCGACTATCATGAAATGGTTGAAACTGAACCCTGAATTTGCAGAGGAATACGCGGAGGCCAGATCGCATCAGGGTGACCATGACAGCGACAAAGTCGACGATGTGGCGCAGCAGGTTCTCCGTGGCGAGATCGACCCGGCATCAGCCCGCGTTGCCATCGACGCACACAAGTGGGCAGCAGCGCACCGCCGACCCAAGAAGTATGGCGCGAAGATCGACGTGGAGCAGACCACCGCCATCTCCGTCACCCACACCATCGACGTCAGCAACCTGTCGATGGAAGAACTGGACGTTCTGGAGAAGGCTCTCGGCAATGGCTAAAACCTACGTGATGACCGACATCCACGGGCGACTGGCGATGCTGCAGCGCCTGTTGGCGCAGGTACCGGACGACAGCAAGCTGGTGTTCCTCGGCGACTACGTGGACCGTGGCAGCGAGAGCCGGGAGGTCGTGGCGCTGATCCGCAGCCTGCCCAACGCCACATGCCTGCGCGGCAACCACGAGGACATGCTGTGCGCGCCCGATCCGGGCATGTGGCTGTCCAATGGCGGCGCGGCGACCCTGATGTCGTACAAGCACCCGCTGACTGGCGGCGTCGACTGGGAGGCGATGGACAGCGACAAGGCATGGTTCCTGAGCCTGCCGCGCCTCCACAGCGACCAGCACCGCGTCTACGTGCATGCGGGCGTCCTGCCCATGGTCAACCTCAAGGACCAGACCGAGAGCATCACCCAGTGGCTGCGCTATGAACCCAAGGACCGCGACATCGGATGGCGCGGCCTGCACGTCGTCCACGGCCACACGCCGGGCTTGCTATCACTGGTGAATCGTACGTGCCTCGACGGAGGCATGGCCCAGATGTGCTGCGGCGTGTTCGACGATGATCTGCCGGGTGGCCCGGTGGAGATGCTATGGGCGTGATCAAGCTGCCTCGCCCGGTCGACCGGACGGGGACGCTCCGGGCCATTGAAAAGCGCAAGTGCGAGATGTCGCTGGCGGCGTTCGTGCGGGCGGCGTGGCACATCATTGAACCGGGCCAACCCTACGTCCACGGCTGGCACATCGACTACATCTGCGCCCACCTTGAGGCCATCACCAACGGGCAATTGAACGACGACGGCACGTTCTATAACCGACTGCTGGTCAACGTGCCGCCGGGGACCATGAAGAGCCTGTTGATCGGCGTGTTCTTCCCGGCGTGGGAGTGGGGGCCGTGCAACAAGCCGCACATGCGCTACGTCTGCGCCTCGCACAGCCTTGACCTCGCCATCCGCGACAGCCTGCGCATGCGCCGACTGGTGACGTCCGAGTGGTATCAGATGCACTGGGGCGACCGGGTCAAGATCACCGGGGACCAGAACGCCAAGGCCAAGTTCGAGACCACGGCGACCGGGTTCCGGCAGGCCTGTGCGTTCACTGGCATCACCGGATACCGGGGCGACCGGGTGATCGTAGATGACCCGCACTCGGTCGATGACGCCAACTCAGACGCCAAGCGCGAGACCGTGACGACCCTGTTCAAGGAGGCCGTCACCAGCCGCCTCAACAACCCGGACGAGAGCGCCATCATCGTCGTGATGCAGCGCCTGAACGAGGGCGACGTCTCCGGCGTGATCCTCGACAACGACATGGGATATGACCACATCATGCTTCCCATGCGCTTCGACCCGCAGCGGGCCTGCGTGACCCGACTGGGATATGCCGACCCCCGCGAGATCGACGGAGAGTTGCTGTTCCCGGATCGCTTCCCGCTGCACGTCGTGATCCGCGACGAGGCTGCCATGGGTCCATACGCCACGGCGGGCCAGTACGCCCAGTCGCCAGAGCCTCGCGGCGGCGGCATCGTAAGGGACCACTGGTGGAAGCTGTGGGACCGCAACGAATACCCCGGCATCGAATACGTGGTGGCATCTCTGGATACCGCCTACACGACCAAGAGCGAGAACGACCCGTCAGCGCTCACTGTCTGGGGCGTCTTCAGCAGCCCCGGAGAGGGCCAAGCCACGCGGTCAGTGGATCGGTATGGCAGGACCATTGAGGTGGCCACCAGCTACCAGTCTGAGGCGCTGGGCGCGACCGCCAAGGTCATGCTGATGTATGCGTGGCAGGACAAGCTGGAGATCGGCGACCTCGTGGTCAAGGTGGAGGAGATTTGCACCCGCATGCGCGTCGATCTGTTGCTGGTCGAAAACAAGGCGGCGGGCCACAGTGTGGCGCAGGAGATCAGGCGGGTGTTCAACAGCGCCAGCTTCGCCGTCCAGATGTACGACCCCAAGACCCTCGACAAGGTGGCGCGGCTGTACTCCATCCAGCACATCTTCTCCGAAGGCATGGTGTACGCACCAAATAAAGACTGGGCCGAGATGGTAATCCGGCAGACTTCGTCCTTCCCACGGGGCGCACACGACGATCTTGTAGATACCGTGTCAATGGGGTTGAAACACCTGAGAGATGTGGGTATGCTCACAAGAGCGCCAGAACGCATGGCTGAGATAGAAGACAGTAAAGTCTTCCACAGCAATGCGCAAAACGCACCACTGTACAACGCTTGAGGGAGCGAAAACATGGAAAAAGAAGAAAAATTCTCTGAGGAACTTGGGAATTTCGCCATTGAAAAAGCGAAAGAACTTGGTCTGAGTGCAGCCGAGATGCTGGAAAACATTTCGCACACCTTCTTGATCTTGACGTGCGCCATGCTGAAAGATGGTGTCGATGGGAACGATGGGATCGCAAGTGCCATAGACATGTTTTCTCAATCCGTCTACATCATGGAACGTGCGGCGCAAGAGTGATGAACATCGACCAACTGGCCGCTAACTGCGCACTTCACGCCGAGGTTGCGGCAAGGGCCAACGACTTGGGGCCGCGTGAAGTTATCGGAGCGCTTTTGACTGCCGGGATCGCCACGGCCTTCACAAACATGGAGGACGAAACTGACATGCACGAAATGGCATCTTGCCTCGTAAGGTTCGTCAACGCTGAATGCACCAATCTCATCGAAGGGATCGAAAATGCAGAAGAAGCTGCAAGCAACGGCTGATCCTCTGTCTCCCGGCGTCTGGTCTGTTATCGTGACCGACGTTGATGCCAAACAAGACACCACCATGATCATCGAAGCGGCCTCTGAGAAAGACGCGGCCTTCAAAGCAATGGAACAAATCAATGACCAATGAACCGGACAACATCCAAGAGATCGCCATCCGCATCGCCAAGCAGCTTGGAGCGGCGGTCAACGACGAACAGGTCAGCCCACCAGAGGTGGTGGTTGGCGCGATGCGCGGTGCCATTGTCTTCTGGATGGGCTGCATCCAAGACGGCATGCGCACTGATGCCCTCAACACGCTCAAGCAGGGCCTGAACGAGGAGATCGACAACATGATCCGTGGCATCGCCAATGGCATGGTGCCAGCATGACGCAGTTCGTCTATGGCGGTCAGAAGACCGTATTGGCGCTGGGCATGGGCATGATGGGCGGGGAAGCTACCCCGTTCATCGGCTTTGTGCCGCGTGACCCGAACATGAAAGGCAGCGTCCTCGTCAGTGGTTCCAAAAACACCGACGATACCATCAAGGAGATCGAAGCCAAGGGCGGCGTGATCATCTGGTTCGACAACCCGGACGCGGCGGAGCGTATCCACACGCTGCTGGCAAACCTGTTCGATACCGCCTGCTCCGGCGAATGGGGTGACAAGAATGAGGTGATGGCGAAATGCTGATCTGGAACCCGTGGAAAGAGATCAAGCGGCTGCGCCATCAACTGTCTCGGGCAAAGCACAATGAGATGCTGATCTTGGGGGAGATACTCCGCCTCCTTGATCGCGCCGACAAGCTTCACATCGGCCTTCGCGACATCATCGCTGAAGAAAAACCCACAAGCAACGCCACCGTCAAGCGGATGGCACGTATGGCGCGGGAGGCGATCAAGTGATGCACTTTATCTTTAGCTTATTGATTGTAATTGGGGTGCTTGGGTTGTTGAATGGGGGAGGCGGGCGGTGATCTACGCAATTTTCATCTTCTGGGTCATCATAGCGGTGGCGTCATGATCATCAACAGCCATGAACTTCTGTACAATGCGCCCATCAAGGACATGCTGACCGAGAAGGTGCGCGGCCCGGTCACCAGCCACGGCCTCGCCGAGGCGGGCTACGACATCCGCATCAAGCAGGACATCCTGTTCAAAATGATCCACGACCGCATGACGGTCAACGGACAGCCGGGCAACTTCACCATCGCCAGCGCCATCGAAGAGTTCGACATGCCGTTCCACATGGTGGGCGTTGTCCACGACAAATCGACGTGGGCGAGGAAGGGCCTTTCGGTCTTCAACACCGTGCTGGAACCCGGCTGGAAGGGCTTCCTGACCCTCGAACTTGTGTACCACGGGCGCGGCGAACTGCACATCCCGGCAGGTTCCGGCATCGCTCAGGTGCTGTTCCACCAGACAGCAATCTCCACATCGTACGATGGAAAGTACCAGCATCAGGCCGACAAACCCGTGGAGGCGATCAATGGCTGAGGGACCAATCTGGATTGACATGACGGAGCAGTTGATGGCTCTTCCCGTTGGCCAACTGGTGTACCTGACCAGCGTTGCCCTGAATACGATGGACGCCCGCACACTGGCTGGCGTCTGTTTTGACGCGGGTCTTCGTTGCAATCTAGACATCAAGGAGAAAGACAATGGCTAAATGGGCATTGAGCGATTACTGCCAGTGGTGTGGTGCTGCGCCAGACTGCAAACACGCGAAAAGCTGCATGAAAGCATTGGCGGCGGCGTATCCATTACCCAACATCGACAAGACCGAAGGCCGCAAGGACGATGTCGGCAAGGCCCGCTATGACCTGATGCCGCCAGAGGTGGAGGAGGCCATCGCCAAGGTGCTGGCGTTCGGCGCTGCAAAGTACGGGGAGCGCAACTGGGAAAGGGGCATGAACTGGGGACGCCCCTTCGCCGCACTGCGCCGTCACATGGCAGCGTGGTGGTCCGGCGAGGCGAACGACCCCGAGACTGGCATGTCCCACCTTCACCATGCTTGTGCTAACATTGCTTTTCTGATTGCCTTTGAGGCCCGCAAGATCGGCAAGGATGACAGACCCACATGACAAGGGTGGCCGCGCCTGATATGATGGCGCGGCCATTACCTTGAAGGGGACCACTATGTCGGGCTTGAACCCAAACATCCGCATCACTGGGGACAGCCAGCCCGACGAACTTGGTCCGATGGATGTGCAAGTTCTCAACGACGATACTGAGGGCGATGACATCCCGGAGGTAGATGAAAGTGGCGCTGTCCTGAAGATCGACCACGGCGACGGAAGCATCAGCGTCAGCCTCGACGGCAAGTCCATTGAAGACCCGGCGGATGTGGCCAACGAGCCTGCGGGCTGGTTCGACAATCTCGCCGAGAAGATCGACGACGGTGAGTTGTCTGGTATCGCCGAAGACCTTTTGAAGGGCGTGGCGGATGACCTTGAAAGCCGCAACGAGTGGATTGAAGACCGGGCGCAGGGCATCAAGCTGCTGGGCCTGAAGGTTGAACTGCCGGGCATTCAGGGCGGTGGTGATGGCGCACCAATCGAAGGCATGTCCAAGGTACGGCATCCGCTGCTGCAGGAAGCTGTCCTGCGCTTCCAAGCCAACGCCCGCTCCGAACTGCTGCCGACCGATGGCCCACTGAAGATCAGGGACGACGCCAACGGCAGCACCGTCGAACGCGATGACATGGCGAACGCGCTGGAGAAGGACGGCAACCACTTCCTGACCGTCACCGCCAAGGAATACTACCCGGACACCGACCGCATGCTGCTGCTTCTGGGCTTCGGCGGCACGTCGTTCAAGA